TTATCATCTATTGCGCCTTTTGCTTTAAGTGCATCCATAATGTCAAACGCCGTTGATCCAACACTTTGTGTAAATTGTTGGAAGAAACCTGGTAAACCAACTATGCCTGGATTTTCAATAATAGATTGTTGAACATCTCTGATAAATTTTAAAGATTGTTTTGCACTGTTAATTTTTGATGCTAACTCCATGACTTGTTTAGCACCAGGATCAAAATCACCTTTGTCATTAAGTGTAAAGTTTGTAACAATCGCATCTACTTTTGGCACAAAAGTAAACTGTCCATCCTTTAATACAGGAAAGTAAGGTATTGGAACACCTTGTTCATTCTTTTGTATGTACCCTGATCTAAACGTGCCAGAGGCTTGATCATACAAAACTTTTGGATCTTTATTGTATTGATCTTGCAGTAACTCCATATGCTTTTTTAAAGCATTTGTGTCATTAGTATATTGATACTGATAAAACATTTTATTTAAATCTCTTATGTAGTCATTTGTTCTTGTGTCTTGTGCTTGGTTAAACTGAAAAGCACTCATAATTAATTGACTTTGCAATGCTTTGACTGCGTTGTCTGATGCCTGTGCAGATTGTAAAATAAAGTTACGTCGCTCTCTTTCTTGTGCTGATTCTATTTGATTTAATCTTGCTTTTTCTTGTCTTTGTCTTTCAGATATTGATGCAAGATCTTTAATAAACGCATCACCTGCATTTGCTAAAGCTGGTGCTATTGCACCACCTGGTGTTGGCTGCATTAAATTTACACCTAATCTAGCAAGCGCTAAATATTTATCGAATTTATAGTTCGGCGCTTCTACTGGTTCTGGTGCATACAGCTCGTCATATTCTGCTGCAATGTCTTGAATTGATTTGCTTGGTAAAAGTTTTTCAGCTGCCGCTGCATACAAAGCAGGATCTACAGCTTGTGTTGTTAAAGCTAACACTTCACTTATACCACCGCCTCCAAGAGGTGCACCAAAACTTGCCGCTGGATAAGAAATGCCTTGAGCTACTTGAGGTCTATCCTCTTCTTTTCTTACAGCTCTACCCTCACGATCTATTGTTTTATCAATACGTTCATCTGTGCCTGGTGTGCCAAACATTGGTCTGTCGAATATATCTCTAGACATGTTACTGATTAAAGAATGCCCCTATGCCACCTAATGCTGATACACCCATACCAGCAGCGGCCGCGAGTGGATTAGTATAAGGGAAAGGTTGTTGCGTGAGCGTCGATTGTACAGATGGTGTTCTTGATAAAATATCAGAAGCAAACTGTACTCTTGTTCTAGGCTCTAATCCCTCTGCTGTTCTAAATCTAAATAACTCGTCCTCTACTGCTTGATCTCTTGTTCTTTGTACTCCGCCTGTGCCAAGTAAAGATGAAATACCTTGTTGTTGTAAACCAAATTGTTGTGCACCAATATTACCAATACCCTGTGCAATCTGTGCAGACTGTCCACCTAATTGACCAAATACAGGTGCAGCCTGTAAATTTCTTGCTCTAGCTGCCTCACTTGTACCTATAGCTTGTTGCTGTGCTTGTAAGAAGTTTCTAGATAGATCCTCAAAAATCCTTCTTGATTTAATATCCTGTAAATTTTTTGCTAGCTCTGCTTCTTGCACACCAAACCTAGCACCACCAAACGCTCCTGCTCTTTGTGCTTGTGTTGCTAAATTAGATTGTGCTTTTGCTGCTTGCTCGTCTAGTTGTTTAAGTGCTTCTTTTGTTACGTCAGCTTGATACTGATTCATAAATGCTTGAGTGTTTGCTGTGGTTGGATCAAACTGTTGCTGTGCTTGTTGTAACGATGGTATTCCTAAAGCTGTTGTCGCTTGTGCGCTGTCTAATCCAGCACTTGCTCTTTGTATAAACGGCTCAAATGATGCAACACCAGTTCTTTGTCCTGTAGCAGGATCAATACCTAAAGCTCTTTGTGCCTCGGTAATACCTGCCTGCTCACCCCTTGTAAGCTCTCTAATACCTCTTTGAAATTGTGGCGCTCTTGTGTCAGCTAAACCAGGTCTTTTATCTCCAACATCCATTCCTGGAGGTATGAGACCTGCATCTTTATCTGCTTGTGTATACGTGCCACCAAAGACAGAATCTAATAGACGTCTTCTATAATCTTCTAGAAAAGGAGCTTCTCTAGCTATTTGTGTTGTTTGTTGTCCGTTAGCCATTATGCTCTCTCACTTGGTTTTTCAGACTCAGGGTCTAATTTGTTCATCATGTTATACATAGCTCTTGGTCCACCAGCATTGTCTACAGCTTTTGCTGTAAATACAAATTCACCGTTACTTAACATAGCTGGTATCTTATCATCTTTTGGACCTCCAGGTCCTGTAATCATACCTGTTTTTCTAGGAAAAGTTTCTCCACCCTCTGCCATAGTCATTAAACCAGTTGGAGATCCGTCCATTGCGCTATAGCTTACGGGTTCATTCATAGTGCCCATTATCCCACCATTAGCTCTGCTTGGTGGTGAGCCTTGAAAAGTTGTTTGTGGTATTGTTATTCTTTGTTCTAAATTACCTATTCTTCTTTCAGGTGGAGGTGGTGCAAACTGACCACCATACATTCTGTCTACTGCACTTTGATACATCGCAGGATCCATAGGTTGTGCTTTTCTAGCATCTGCCGCTGCACCAACACCTGCTAATATCGCTGGTAATCCTACTGCTAGGCTTGTGCCGAGAGCCGATGGCCTAGTTTTGCCGTCCTCTGTAGTAAATAAAGAGCTGCCTATTTTAGAAAATATATTTTGTTTTGGTGCTCTTCTGTTAAAATTCAACATCTCATTACCAGAGCGAATATCTGCGCCCATGACTTGACTTGATCCTGTTTGAACAGGCCCTTTTCCAAAACCAAATCTTGATGCACCTAATCCTGCTATACCAGCAGCTAATAAAGCATCTTGTGGTTTGTTACCTGTAAGTAATGAAGCTAGTCCAGATCCTGCTGCAGCTCCAATACCGCCTGGCAGTATCGCGTTCCCTATAATAGGTGCTGCTATCTGTAGACCCTTTTCTAATATACCTTTTAATCCTTTTAGCATAATCTCCTTTAATGCAATTTATGTGATTGTTTATGGCAAGAAGGCTACGCTTGAAATAAAAAGCCAATTAATTCTATATTTATAGGCAAATTATTGTTATATGACAATAGATAAATGGAGGAGATCCGAATGCAGAAAGAAATAAAACTCAAATTTGACGCTATTAGACCTTTTGGCCCTACTGTAGTTAAAGGTAAAGTGCCTGATTTTTTATTAAATATTGTAAATAAAAAGTGTGATGAGATACTTGGCGACCCAAAATTAGCTAAACAGTGGGATTGGTCTCCTAATTTAGCTGGTAATGTCAAACAAGAAGTGCGTTTGCCACCTGAGTGGATAGATGGTGACGGTCAGCAATTAGTTTTTTTAATAGGTGAAATGGTTAAATCTTATTTATCTATACCACCTGCTAGTGAAACTTTAGCACCTGATAAAATAGATAAGATGGTTATTGAATCCATGTGGGCTGTGAGTCAATGGGCGGGAGACTTTAATCCTGCACACATGCACGATGGTGATTTGTCAGGTGTATTCTATACTAAAATGCCAAAAAGTATGGATAAAGAAAGAGCAGCTGAAGATCATTATCCTAGTGTTGGTGATATACTTTTTATGTGTGGCGATCCAAAAACTTTTAGTGGTCATAAGTTACAACATCCACCAGAGGTTGGTGATATTTTTTTGTTTCCGTCTTGGTTGACTCATATGGTGTATCCTTTTAGAACACCAGATGAAGAACGAAGATCCGTTTCTTTTAACTTACGTTTAGTTTCAAAAGATGCAACTTTTACCACGGATGAACATAAATAAAGTACCGATGGTTCGAATTACTTGGCTTGATGCTAGGGACACAGAAACAGGTTGGCTACCAATAAAAGAAATTATTGATGCTCCTTTGGCAGTGTGTCAAGAGGTTGGCTACATGGTTGTAAACAATGATGATAAAATTGTAATTATGCGATCTTGGTGCATAGATAAGGATGATAATCATGGTGGAGGTGCAATAGCCATACCTAGAGGTTGGGTTAGAAAGATAGAGTATTTGAAGGTAGAATATGCAACAAGATAAGATAGAAGAAGTTATTTTGAAAAAAACAAGTTTTTTCAAAACAAAAATAAATGAACACGTTGTAAATACTATTTTAAACTACACCAAAGATAACAAAGAAAATTTTAAATCACGAACTTGGAATTGTAATATACTCACTTCAAAAAATTTATGTAAAAATATATTGTATCATTTAACAGAATTTAAGTACGTTAGAGAACACATAGAAAATGCGATAAAAAATTTGTTAATGCAAACATTTAATAATGAAACACCTTTTATGATTCATGACTCATGGTTAAATATTTTAGACAAAAACGGTTATCAAGAATTTCATAGACACACGGAAGATGATGGCTCTGGCGTGCTGTATCTAACAGATAATAATTCAGCTATAGAGTTTGCTATATTTCCAGATGATTTAAGAACACAAGTTGAGCCAAAAAAATGTGATTTACTTCTTTTTGATTCAAGTACTTTTCATAGAGTATTGGAGTCAAAACAAGAAAGATTTTCATTAGCTTTTAATTTTAAGGTAGGTAAATAATGAAACACAATGAAAATACTGAATTTGTAATGTATGTTGATAATTTTTTATCAAAAGAAACTCTAGAATCATTACAAGAAAATTTTGTAAATTTAGATTATACTCCTGTAAAAACTCCTACAGGATTGTATTATGGAAATAGACACTCTTTTCCAAAAAGTTTTTACAATGATCCACTGTTGAAAATAATAAAAGAATATTTTTTTCCACACAGAAATCTAGTGCCTATGAATGTTAGCGCTCACATGAGAAATAATTCAAAAGAACCTTTATTTCATACAGACAACTCTGAGGGTAATGTGGCTAATTTTTTATTGTTTGTTAAAGGTGAGCCCTTATTTAACAATGGAACTGGTTTTTTAACAAATGGTAATCTATCTTCACACATTGGTTTTATCGAAAACAGAGCCTTATTTTTTAATGGCGCAAAGATATTACATTCTGATTTACAAAGTTTTGGTGAAAGTTCATCAAGATATACACTAAATATTTTTTACAAAGAAGATGCATAAAGATACGAGAATTGTTACTTACATTGATAATTTTTTATCAAAAGATGAGTTAGATAATTTACAAAAAAAGGCAGTAGCATTTGATTATAATTCAAACATAAATGACACTGGTCATTACGGTTTTACTTATGAATTTCCGCTTGAAAATATTAAAAATGATCCAATTTTATCAAAAGTAAAAAAAAGTTTTGGTATTGGAAAAAATATGAAAGAATATTTAGTAAGATTTCATCTAAGATACAACACTAATAAACCACTACCACACTATGATGAAAATACATATGTTTTCTTATTGTACCTTAAAGGAGAACCTCTTTTAAATAACGGAACAGGTTTTTATACAGATAAAGGTAGTTTGTCTTCTCATATAGGTTTTTTAGAAAACAGAGCTTTGTTTTTTAACGGAGATAAAATTCTACATACAAACTTACAATCTTTTGGAGATAGTTCTCCTAGATATTCATTAAACATATTTTTTCAACAAAATGAATAAACTATTCGTAGGAACGCCTTGTTATGGTGGCATGATTACAGCAGACTATTTCAAAAGTTGCATGCAATTTGTAGCTCTCGCTGCTAGTAAAAAAATAGAATTACAGTTTGGAACAATAGGTAATGAATCATTAATAACCAGAGCTAGAAACACTTTGGTGCAATTGTTTATGGATGGTGATTATACTCATCTTTTATTTATTGACTCTGATTTAGCTTTTAACCCAGAAGCTGTCATTAGAATGCTTGAGTATGACAAAGATGTGGTAACAGGTATTTATCCTAGAAAAACAATAGATTGGATAAAGGTAAAAAAAAGACTGAAAGAAAATCCCGACATGTCCGAAGATGAGTTACTCGCATCTTCATTGCAATATAATTTAAATGTAAAAAATCCTGATAGAATAGAAATGCAAAAAGGATTTATAGAGGTTATGGATGGTCCAACTGGTTTTATGTTAATTAAAAGAGATGTGTTTGTAAGAATGGCAGAGGTTTATCCAGAACTTAAGTTTGTGCCTGATCAGCATATTAATCAATCCCATGACAAAGAATTTGATTATCACAAAACATCTAATTGGAATTATACTTTTTTTGACACTATGATAGAGCCACAAACTAAAAGATATCTTTCAGAAGATTATGCTTTCTGCCGTTTATGGCAAAATATGGGAGGTAAAATATACGCAGACATAATGAGTGGCATGACACACTACGGAAATTATGCATTTAGAGGCAATGTAGGAACTCAATTTAAAGGAGCAAAAAAATGAATTTAGAATTACAAGTGCAAGACGACTTTTTACCAGAAGAATTATTTTATAAACTTAAACAGTATAGTGTTACTTTAGACTACAGTAGTAAAAATATTCAGCAAGAACGGGGTGATTATAAAAAACATGTTTTTTTGTCTAACCCAATATATGAGGATGACAATTTAATTAAAGATTTAGAAAAATCTATTATTAAACATTTTAGATTAAAAATTAAAAATTTGCACCTTGCAGCTTTTACATGTGTAAATACTAAAAAAGCAACGCCACACACTGATAAATTAAAGTTTTCTGAAGAAAAACATTTGATAATTTATTTAGATGGTGATCCAAAGCTAAATGCTGGCACTGGATTTTATGAAAAAATTAAAGATAATGCTTTTGAGTTAAATACAGCTGTTGGATTTTTTCCAAATCGTGCGTTGATTTTTAACGCTGCTGAGTGTTACCACTCACCTTTATTGTATACGGCTGAAGGCAATTTGCCTAGATTTTCAATAATTGTCTGGTTTCAACCAGAAAAATAAGTTAAAATCTCAAATCATGCAATTAGTTGACTTAAAGTTTAAACCTGGCGTAGACAAGCAAGATACCTCCTATTCTGCTGGTGATCAACGTAAATATGTGGACTCTGACTTTGTAAGATTTCACTATGGCAAACCAGAAAGATGGGGTGGTTGGGTTAATCTTCCAAATCCTAATGTGACTGTAGTTGGCGTGGTAAGAGACACACACTCGTGGATAGGATTAGACGGAACAAGATATTTGGCTTTAGGCACAGATAGAAAATTATATATTTTTTCTGAGGGTAAGGTTTATGACATTACACCACTCAGAGAAACACAAGCTTTAACTAATCCATTTGCAACATCAAGTGGTTCTGCTACTGTAACTGTAACAGACGCTGGTCACAACGCTGAGGTAGGTGCTTTTGTAACATTTGACAACGGGTCTGCCACAAACGTGGTTGATGGTATAGATTTTAACGCTGAATTTGAAGTGCTTACAGTGCCTACAGGCAACACTTTCACAATAAATGCAGGCACTAATGCCTCTGGCACTACAGCTGCTGGTGGGGGTTCAGTAACTGCTACATATCAAATAAATCCAGGACCAACATCTTCAACATATGGTTATGGTTGGGGTACGGAAACTTGGGGAGCAAGCACTTGGGATGAGCCAAGATCTTCATCTAATGTCGTTGTAGAGGGTAGAAATTGGTCACTTGATAATTTTGGTGAGGATTTAATTGCAACAGTTTTAAACGGTGGTACATTTATATGGGACACATCATCTAGTTTTGGAACAAGAGCAACTGCATTATCAAATGCACCTACAGCATCAAGATTTAGTTTAGTATCAACGGACACAAGGCATTTACTTATTTTTGGCACAGAAACAACAATTGGTAATACAGCTACACAAGACGATCTATTATTTAGGTTTTCTGACAGAGAGGATGCAACTGACTACACTCCTGTTGCCACAAACGAGGCTGGTTCTCTAAGAATAACAGATGGATCTAGGATAGTGGGTGCCATAAAATCGACTGGTCAAATACTAGTTTGGACAGACACCTCATTACACGGTATACAATTTGTCGGTACACCTTTTACATTTGGTCTTAGACAACTTGGTGCAAATGCTGGTTTAATAGCACAGCATGCAGCTATAGAGGTTAATGGTGTTGCTTATTGGATGTCAGATAATGCCTTTTATCTTTTTGATGGTGTTGTTAAAAAAATGCCTTGCACTGTGCAAGATTATGTATTTGATGATATTAGTTACACAAATAAAAATGATATTGCTGTAGGTTTAAATACAGCTTTTAATGAAATAATTTGGTACTATCCTTCATCAAATGCTACACAAATAGACAGGGCTGTTGCTTACAATTATTTAGAGGGCACTTGGTATACGTTAAATTTATCTAGAACTACATGGCTTGGTGCTTATGTTTATGAAAAACCAATAGCAACAGAATATAGCGCATCTGCGACTGCTAACGCTACTAGCATATTAGGTTTAACTGCTGGGGCATCTTCAATATTTGAGCATGAGACTGGTAATAATCAAGCAGATGGCACAGCCATAACTGCATTTTTAGAGACTGGATCTGTAGAGATAGCTGACGGAGATCAATTAATGTCTATAAGCAAATTAGTTCCTGATTTTGATAATCTTTCAAACACCATGACCGCAAGGTTGACATTAGAGCAATATCCTCAATCGTCATCAAACGTACAGACCAGCGGGTCTATAACTAGCACCACTGAAAAAATTAGTGTAAGAGGTAGAGGTAGAGCAGTGAAAATACGATACACAACTAATACAGTAGATGATACACCTTGGAGACTTGGTTCACAAAAATTAGAGATGAGAGCAGACGGTAGAAGATAATGGCTAAAATAAATATAACTAGATTACCAAACGCCACAGAGGAATATGATGCTAGTCAGTTTGACCAAATGATAAGATTATTGGAACAAATAGTTTTTTTACTTAACACAAACTTTCAACAAGATATGAAAGAAGAAACAGAATCGGAGACATTTTTCCTTGGCTAATACATTTAAAAGTGCGATGGTTGATATTACAACAACAGATTTAACCACCATAATAACAGTGCCTACAGCTGACCCTGGTGCTACACCACCAGTGCCCCCTACAACCGACATAGTAAAATCTATTTTGATTTGTAATGACTCAGGAAGCACAACTTTAGTAGATTTAGAAGTAGTTAGATCGTCTGCTACTTTTGAATTATTTAAAGCTAAAAGTGTTGCTACAAACACCACCACAGAACTGTTATCTCAACCTCTTGTGCTACAAGAATCTGATGTATTAAAAGCACAAGCAAATGCTGCTAATCAAGTGCACGTAATTGTAAGTTTTATGGAGGTTACAAAAGGTCAACTTTAGAAAGGAATATTATGGATTTACAATCATTGTTTATAACACCTGTGATGATAACACAGGTCACGGGCCACGGTCATTTAATAGATAGGCTTTACGAAATAAAAGCCCAGGATGAAAAAGGCATGCCCAGATCAAATGTTGGTGGATGGCACAGTCATGATGAATTATACAAAGACGAAGAATTTAAAAGCACCGTTGGGGATATATTATATAAAGCCAAAGAATGCTTTGGTCATTTGGATGTGCAAGATAAATATGTTCCTGAGATGACAGGTTTATGGGGCATAATTAACCCACCTGGATCAAGAAACAATGTTCACACACATCCTTATAATTACTTGTCAGGAGTATATTACCTAAAAGTGCCACAAAAGAGCGGAAATTTAGTGTTTCTAGACCCTAGACCGCAAGCTGAAGTATTATCACCACCAAAGAAAAAAGATGCCTCTATACACATAGCACACAGCGTAGATTATGAACCAAAAGAAAATTCATTGATTTTTTTTCCATCATGGTTACAACATGAGGTAAAAATAAATACCTCTAATAAAGATAGAGTTATTTTAAGTTTTAATATAAACTGGAGAGAAAATGCCGATAGTTAAAAATGCAGAACAAATAGGTACTATGACTCTTGAAGATGGTAGAGTCATACCAAGATATAATGTCAAAACAGAAACGACGCTCACTAATACAGAAACAGGTCAAGAATACGAGTCAGAGGAAGCTATGCAAGCAGACATTGACGACCCAAACACCTCTACCACTGTTGAAAAAATTAGACGAGATGTTAAAGTATTTGCTCCATCTTTAAGAGATATGTTAGGACAAACTCCAAAGTCTTAGGATTTTTTACAATCACAATCATCAGGACAATGATTTGACGCATCTTTCATGTGTCTTTCGAAGTCTCTTTCCATAGCAAGTAGTCGTTCGTGGTATCTGCTCACCTTGTCAGCAAGGACAGCAATAGCTTTTAAATAGTCTTGTTCGCTCATAATATCTCCTGTGATTGTTAATTTTGGTGAGAACCTAATGTAAACATATTTTTTTGTTCTGCAACAGTATTTTTTATAATTGTTTTCTTGACATCAAGTTTGTGTTATAACATGTGACAGAAAATAGAATGAAAACAATAGTAGATGGTACAATAATTAAAAAGTACGAAGTGCCCATTGATATGATTGATGAGCTAAATAAAGAATATGAGAAAAATAAAAAAAGTTTATTAAGTCAAAGTAAACATTTAGCAGGTAGGTTAGAAACTGAATTAAGTATAATAGAGTTTTTACCAAAATTAGAAATATTTAATAAAATAAATTTTTTTATAAATGATTATATGATGACATTAAACAATTTTGGTATTTTAGATGAGCCACCAATAAAAACTTATATTAAAAGCTGTTGGATAAATGACATGGTAGAAGGTGAATATAATCCAGTTCATGTTCACAACGGACCTTTAAATTATGGTTGGTCATGTGTTCTTTTTTTAAAAGTTCCAGAATTTATTAATGATGTAAAACATAAACACAAGTTTCATGATGGACAACTTGCTTTTCTAGGTTTTGATAGAAAAGTTATTTGGCAGACTCCAGAAGTAGGTGATTTTTACTTGTTTCAAGCTAATCAACCACACACCGTTTATCCTTTCAAAACAAAAATTAAAGGAGAGATTAGAAGATCTATGTCCTTTAATTTGGTAAAAGAATAATGAAAGAAGTTTTTTATTTTACAAATTCAAATTTGTACCCCGAAGTTTTATTGCAAGATCTTATTCCTTTAAAAAAAGTAAAAAATAACAAAGGATACAATGGCTGTTTTGCTCACAAATGGTCTGTAATTAACAAATTTACATACAGATCAAATTTAGATTTATCTTTTAAAATTTTAAATGTTGGTCAAGAATTTAAAATAGATTTTACTAATAAAAAAGCACACAATGCTTTTAATTTAAATTTATTACGTATTAGGGGAGATGAAAAAATAAACGACAATAATCCTGTTTTTCAAATAGATACAGATATATCATTTATCTGCAAAGATAAAGTATTTGTAGAAATGCAACAACATCCTGACACTCCCTTAAATTTAAAATTAGTTACAGGAAAATTTGATATTTCACAGTGGGTACGTCCACTCAACTGCGCTTTTGAAATCAAAAATCAACATGAAGAAATAAAAATTAAAAGAGGTGACCCATTAGCTATTATTGCTTTTTATAGTGATAAAATAAACGACACATATAAATTAAAAAAAATAGACGCATCTGATCAATTAATAAGTATGTCTACAAGCAACACTTATACTACCTCTTTAGTATCTCATGTAAAAGCACTTTTACCTTACGGTCAAACTCTCTTACAAAAACTAATAAAGAATAAAAAACATGTTAGAAAATAAAATTAGTTTTATAGCAGTTGATAAAGATATGGCTGATGTTTGGCCTCATCCCAAGCCTGCTTCAAGATATATACCCGAAGAATATAAAAAACTTGAAAGACATATAGGTGGTAATTATCATGAAGCAACATTAAAGACATGCATACCTTTTTTAGATTCTTTAACCATGGGTTACATAATACCTTTTGATCAAGACTATGTAGTAGATCCAGTTGCGGATGATTTTTCTGTAACGCCAGCAAACAGAGAACAAAATGATTTTGGATTTCACAATCAAGCACAATTACCAGAAGAGTGGCACAAATTTTCTGGTAAAAACGCAGGCAAGTTTGTAAATAAGTGGCTTATTAAAACTCCACCTGGGTACAGTTGTCTTTTTATAAAACCTATGAATAGAGTAGAGGATAGATTTGATATAATACCTGGTGTTGTAGATACAGATAGTTATATTAATGTAATTAATTTTCCTTTCATATTAAGAAAAAGGAATGAACAATTTTTATTAAAAAAAGGTGATCCAATAGTTCAGGTCATACCTTTTAAAAGAGAGTCTTGGAAAAGTTGGTCAGGTTTTTATTATGAAAAATTACATGGTAAAACAGTTAATTTAGTTAATTCATTATTTTTTGACAAATATAAAAAATTGTTTTGGAAAAAGAAAAGTTACAAGTGATCTTACATGCAAACATAGACGACTTAGCTTTAATAATTAATGAAGTTTTACCAGATAGTCTTTTTGAAAAAATTTCTTCATATAATTATGATAGCGTAGAAAATACTTTAAAAAATATTAGCCACAAAGATTGGCAAGAAACATTATTTAAAGACAACTACAAAAATAAAACTATGGAAAAAGTTAAAGTAATTCATAATTTAGCTATTTATGAAAATGAAAAATATGAATATGTTAATGAGATTTTTAAACAAGTATTAGACATAATTATAAATTGCGATTGGCTGCCTTTTAAAAAAAAATCAAAATTAATATTGTCTTACTATGAGTACGATAAATATGCAGGTATAAATTGGCATGATGATGGTAAATGGACACTAAATCATTCTCTATATATTCACAAAGAATGGAATAAAAATTGGGGTGGTGAAACCCTTATAGATACGGGAAGAGGTTTGCCTCTGTGTGCAAGCCCAGTAACAAACTCTATGGTAACTATAAAGAATAATGTTTATCACAAAGTCTGTGCTGTAACAGGTCCCAAAAAAAGAAAAGTTTTACAGATTAGAGGTATATTTTACGAGTAATTAGGGTCGTAATCAGTCCAACTTTTTGACCAGTCCCAATAACTATTTGTGTCAGAATTATCAGACTTGAAATCATCTTTTGAGTTTCCATCATTTACCCAACTAGTTTCAGCTGCTGTATAAGCATTATTGAAATCAGTTTGTGCTGTAGTTATTTGAGTTTTTCTAGTTTCTCCCCAAGTTAGTAAATTAGCGATAGTTGTAGATCCGACTGCATCGCTTGTAGCATTTAAGTCAGTATTTCCCGCCATCATACCAGTTGCAGGATCTTTTGTTTGTATTTCATTTTGTCCAGGTAAATTATTCCAAATAACATAATGAATAGTATTAGGACACCACGAGTCTACCCAATTTTTACCTTTATCTGACCATGGGATACGATAAGAATCATCAATTGAAATATAATCTCCGTTTGAAATTACTATTTGTGTAGCCATTTATTTCTCCTAATGTTTAATAATATATTGAACGATTACAAACGGTGAAAAAGCATTTGTACCAGATGCTGTAACCGATCCAGTTAAACTTGTTGTAATGTTACCTGTTAGTGTTCCAGATAAAGTGTGCGTATGATTGTGACCAGTTCCTGATCCAGCATTAGCAGTATTACCCGTTTGAAAAGGGTTTCCAGCTTCTCCTCTTAATGCACCTGTACCACCAGCAACGTTCATTAATTGAAAGTTATGACCGTGAGAAGATAATTGAGCTTCAGTTAATGAGGTGTTAGCAATACTTCCAGTAATAGTGACTGTTTGGTTTGTAGCATTAGTTGCAGCTTGGTTGTTTGTAACAGCTACAGATACTGTGTTAGCACCACCAGTTGTTGCTAAATTAGTTGTACCACTTTTTCCTTGTGGAAACTTACCTTGAAGATCAGGCACATTAAAAGTAGTTGAACTATCACCTGCTCCGTATGTAGTAGAAATTACAGCAAATAAATCTGCGTAAGTAGTTCTTGATACGGCTGAACCATCACACAAAAGATAACCATCTGGAGCTGTAGCTTTACCCCAAGGTTTAATTGTTCCTACTTCACTTCTATTTGTTATATCTTGTAAGTTAGCCATAATTAGTCGTTATACTTTAATCTCCAACCGTTGTCACTGTCATTGTACACCAACGCAAAGCCAGAACCACTAGTTGATACTGTTAAATTAGATTCAGAACCCTGTATCTTGTGACCGTTTCTATTTACAGTCAAATTATGAGTTGCAAAAGTTCCTTCTGCATCAATAAACTTTATTTGATCACCAATAGCAGCAGAGCTTGGTAAAGTAATTGCTACTGCTCCTCCATTCGTATCAACAAAAATATTATCGCCTGCTGATGCAGTATAATCAGATGTTTTTTTAATCCATGCCTCACCTAAACCAGCGAGTGTAAAAATATCATACCAATTAGTTCCGTCAGTAGAAACTAATCTGTACTTACCGTTTGTAATTGTTAGTGTGTTTCCAGAAGCGCCTAGTCTTGCAGTTATATCAGCGCCACCTGCAATGTTGTTATAAAGTCCGTAAGTTTTTTGTGTAGCTGGAAACTGTACAATGTGTGTAGTAGAAATAGTTCCAGAAAAAATAATTTGGTTTTGTCTTGCTTCGTTGTTAGCTTGAGATTGTGGACCATCATTATTTGTTAAAGTTGTAGGTCCTGTTCCAGAAAGAGTCTTTGCGTAGACACCAGCAATAGCAAACTCAAATACTTGAGAGAAATTATTGTTTGTAATAGTACCCCAAGTTCCTGAGTTTTCCCCAGTGGTTTGCAGCTCTATTCTTAAACCTGTCGAAAATGTTGATGCCATTTAATCTCCTAATTTAAAATTTAATGATTATTTTAAAGTTTGTCAAAACTTTTTTATGCAGCTTTATGAACTTCCGTCCAAACTATTCCACTGTTTGAGTCATCTACTTGGCTCCAGAAGGTGCCTCCTAAATTACCTACACTACTAGTAACAGAATTGCCAGTGATTGTAAAGGCCACATCTATACGAATATTAGCTGTGCCAACATTAGATGTTGCAGCAACACTTGGCGCTTCATATATGGTTTCCTGATCTGCGTCTCCAAGAGTAGCGGACATGCCAACACCAGTAAGAAATACAGATGTTTCCACTGTTCCCACCGCTGACGTTAATACGTTACCAGTAACATCAATAGTAACAGGTAGTATGCCTGTAGCAGAGGTTAATCCAAGACCAGTTAATGAAAGATTAGAGTCACCTCTTATTGCAGGATCACCTATAGAAGAAGTTAATCCAATACCCGAAACTGATATAATCTGATCTGTTGTAAGTGTAGGCGTTCCTAAAGAGGCTGGAAGTGAGAATCCTGTTAAAGCTTGAGATAAACCTACAGCACCCCATTGTTGATCACTCCAACCAATAGAACTGCCTGTGTTAATATCAGTGTCACGGTTCCAACCTGTAGCTTTTGTAACGGCAACTGATTCATCACCTAATGATGAAGTCATGCCAATGCCTGTAACGGATATGTTTTGATCCGTAGCTATTGTGAAAGAGCCAAAAGAGCTAGTTAATGCAACGCCACTAGGGGTTACTTCTGCAATACCTGTGGCCACAGCATCTCCTGCAGTGGCCGTTAATGATACGCTTGGTAAAGTTACTGATGCCGTGCCAGTAACAGTTTCTTCTCCTAGTGAAGAAGTTAATCCAAAACCTGTAACTGTAACAGTATTATCACCATTACCCCATGCACCGTTACTCCAACCAAAACTCGATGCTATTGAATCACCGACGTTAAGTCCTCGGTTCCATCCATCTCTAATTTGTAATTCCGTAGATGCAGTAGCTGAAACTCCAGTTGGAGCTACATCAATATCTAATATCTGACCTACGTCATTGACACTGGATGTGAGGGTAACACCTGTTGCGTCAACAGTACCACCTTGGTTCCAGGTTGCATTGTTCCAGGTTGACCGCCCCCAT